CGAGCCTTTGGGTTTAGACATTGGTGCAAGAACGATTGTCAAATTGGTAGACGAAGAGTTTGAGTGCGATGTTCTGGTAAAGGATAGGAGCTTAAAAACAACGTTTGGTCGCAAGGCTGCTGCTTATTTACTTAGAAGGTACACCAAATTGAGCCTTAAAGAGATAAGCCAGTACACAGGAACAAGCGACCACACAACGGCTATCCATAACATAAAACAAGCGAATAACCTAATTGAAACTGAGGACTGGTTTAAAACAAAGCTAAAAAAACTTTGTATAAAATTAGAACTTAAAGAGATTTAGTGTATATTCGCAGCATAATAAGACGCATAGACGAAGTACGAACCGACTATGTGTTTAGTGGTTAAATAATAATAGCCCTGATAGTTCGTACCTATCGGGGTTTATTTTTTTATGGCAAAAGACCCAGCATTTTTATTTTACCCAGGCGACTATGTTAGTGGCACTATGGGAATGACATTTGAGGAAAAAGGAGCATATATGGATTTGCTTATGCTTCAATTCAATCGAGGGCATATGAACACTCATATGATACAACATACGGTTGGTCACTTGTGGGAGCAAGTGAAATGCAAGTTTATACAAGATGATGAAGGGTTATGGTACAATGTTAGGCTTGATGTTGAGAAGGAAAAGCGTAAAACCTTTACAGAATCAAGGCGAAACAATATAAAACCTAAAAACAAACCAAAAGATGAACCCTCATATGAAACGCATATGAAACCTCATATGAAGCCTCATATGGAAAATGTAAATGAAAATATAAATATAGATATAATTAATAATAAAAGTAAGTGTAGTTTTGAAGATGTTTACGAATATATGGCAATCCGCATAGGAACAGAACAAGCTAAGGTAGAAGCCGAAAAATTTGTAAATTACTACACAAGCAACGGGTGGAGAGTAGGTAAGAACCCTATGAAAAGTTGGACACACGCAGTAAATAATTGGATAACAAACGCTAAACAATATGCAAAAGGAACTTCAAATAATCAACGAAAACTTGATAAGCACGAACTCGAAAACCTTAAAAACTACAACTTTATCTACTCTACTTCCTACGGAGCAGGAGATTATGACCGCATTTTCGGGGGAGAGAGTCCGGAATCTAAACTCTATCATATTTAACCAAAACCTTATTTATTTGATGCAGCTTGTAGGTATAAACAATCCTGGCGAAGTTAAGTTAGCAATTTTAGAGGATTGGATAAGGACTGAATACGGTGGCTTTACAATAAACGAGGTTAAAGTAGCGTTTAAGCAAATGGTAGCTAATGACTTCATAGACCATTACCAAAATTTTAGCCCGGCTTATTTTAGTCAGGTTATGGATAGATACAAGAAAAAAGCAAACGAAGTAAGAAAAATGATACCACAGGAACGAGAACAAGCAATACCGCATTTGACTGATTTAGACATAATTGATTACAGTTATCAGGAATATAAGGTTCTAGAAAATAGAACTTTTGACAGATTGTTTAACCCTTTATCAGTATTTACAAAGCTGCATAATTCTGGCATTAAGACTTGGACAAAAGAAGACGGAGCAGTTGCTAAAAAGAAACTAATGGAAATCATTACCTACAAAGCTAATAAAATGGATATAATCAGCGCCAAGCAGTACAGAGACGAATGGACTGAACAATGGTTAAAGAACCAAGCACGAGCCGTAGCCGTAGCTTTATTTTTTGAGGAACAAATAAAACAAAACAAAACAACATTCAAATGAGACACGGCAGTTTATTTAGCGGTATAGGTGGCTTTGATTTAGCAGCAGAATGGTGCGGTTGGGAAAACGTATTTCATTGCGAATGGAACACCTTTGGTCAAAAAGTTTTAAAACATCACTTCCCAAAATCAATAAGTTACAATGACATCACAAAAACAGATTTCACTATTCACAGAGGAACAATCCACATCATTAGTGGTGGCTTCCCTTGCCAACCCTACTCAAGTGCAGGAAAGCGACTTGGCAAAGAAGATGAGAGACACCTCTGGCCTGAGATGCTTAGAGCAATTAGGGAAATTCAGCCGAGTTGGGTTGTGGGCGAGAACGTTCGCGGCCTTACTAATTGGAACGGGGGATTGGTATTCGATGAGGTGCAGTCTGACTTGGAAGCTAAAGGCTACGAAGTCCTGCCGTTTTTACTTCCAGCTTGTTCCGTTAACGCACCACACCGAAGAGACCGCATCTGGTTTATTGCCTACTCCAACTTGTATGGACTCAACAAACGCAACTGCGACAATGAAGTCAACGCAAGTAAAGGAAGGCTCGATGCACTCAGTAACATTAACGAGGGCTTTAGTAATGGGAATGCTACCGACACCACTTGCATCGGATTGCGGAGAGAAAGTGACGGGCTTAGAAAATCAAATGAGTTTAACGAAAATGATAAGGCAGGGTTTATTACCGACACCAAACAGCTTCGATTGGAATACAGCGAGAAGTCAGGAAACATTGGAGAAGGCAAAACAGAGACACAAGGAGAAAGGAGTGGTTTTACAAAACAGTCTACGTCAAATGGCTGGTCAGGGTTTCCAACTCAATCCCCTATTTGTAGCGGAGATGATGGGCTTCCCAGAGAACTGGACAACATTACCTTTTCTAAATGGAGAAAAGAAAGTATAAAAGCTTACGGAAATGCAGTAGTGCCTCAAGTAGCTTATCAAATATTTAAAAGTATTTGTCAATATCAAGAACTTTAGTATAGTTTTGCAATATGACCGCAAACGAATTAACCAAAGAAGCAATCAAGACCCTAAACAAAAACGGGTGCTTTGTTTGGCGCAATAATAACTTAGCGGTTCGAGGGCGCACCTTCATAGGTCTTAAAGGAGTTCCAGATGTAGTAGGCTTTCATACTCAAAGCGGTGTAGCGGTTTATTGCGAAACCAAAGCCATAGGAGATAAACTTAGCAGTTATCAAATAGCGTTCTTAAACTTAGCAAAGACTTCAAACTGTTTCTGCTATATAGCAACCGAAGATAACGGCAAACTAACCTTAAAAGAATATGAACAAGAATAGCATCATATTAGAACTTTGGGAGAGCCGAGAATTAAAGGAAGCAATAGACAAGATGCAGCCGGAAGACCTGCGAGAAGATTTAAGAAGTGAACTATTTAAAGTTCTATGCGAAATGGATGAGGAACGCATAATAGATATGCGAAAAAGAAACGTGTTAAAATTCTACTTGGTTCGCACTATGATTAACATGATGCAGAGTAATACGAGCCAATTTTATAGGACTTATAGAAAGCCATTAGAGGTTGAGTTAATAGCACACGATAGAGACGAGGATTTGCTTAACAAAGTAGAAAATGAGTTATCTAAGATGCATTGGTACAAAGCAGAACTTTTAAGAGTTTATGCTATCAAGCACAACTGCAACGCTAAGGAACTAAGCAGAGTAACCGGCATACCTTATATGTCAATTCACAGGGAACTTAAATTAACGAAACGAGAACTCAAAAAACAATTAAGGAAGTGAGCCAAATAATTATTAACGGAAATAATATAGATATTTTAAAAACTTATCCTGATAATTACTTTGATTCAGTAGTTACAGACCCTCCTTATGGTTTAGGAAAAGAACCTAATGCTGCTGAGTTGATGAAGGATTGGGTTGAGTTTGGCTATCACGAAATAAAAGGAACTGGCTTTATGGGTAAAGAGTGGGATGCATTTGTACCTCAGCCAGTATTCTGGAAAGAAGTTTTTAGGGTTTTAAAGCATGGTGGTCACGTTTTATCCTTTTTTGGAACTAGAACGTATGATTGGGGAGTTATGTCTATGAGGTTTGCAGGATTTGAAGTGAGAGACTGTATTCAATGGCTATATGGTTCAGGGTTTCCTAAATCACATAACATCGGTAAAGCAATAGATAAGATTGAAGGTAATGAGAGAGTTGAAGTTCCAAATAATAGACACGGTGGAGGTTCAAGTGAGTTATTCCCTGAAAGAAATAATACAACAACCACAAAAGGTAATGGTGATTGGGAAGGCTGGGGTACTGCTTTAAAACCTGCTAACGAGCCGATAGTACTAGCAAGGAAGCCTTTGGATAAAGGTCTGTCTATTGCTGAGAATATTCTTAAATGGGGTGTAGGGGGAATTAATATAGATGGATGTAGGGTGGGTAATGGGGCAAAAAAATGGGAAACTCCAAGAGGCGGTATATGGGCAACTGATATTCACGCAAAATCAGAATTAATTGATAATCCACAAGGTCGTTTCCCTGCAAATATTATATTAGATGAAACTGCTGCTGAAATATTAGATGAACAAAGTGGGGTATTAAAAAGCGGTCAATTAAAATCAGGGCATAAACAAGGCGATGGAATGTTTGGCAAAATAGGAGGAGATAAAATAATTGGCAATTACGGTGGAGATTCAGGCGGTGCTTCTCGATTCTTTTATGTAGCCAAAGCAAGTAAGTCAGAAAGGAATAATGGTTTAGATGAGTTTGATGATAAAGAATCAACAAAACAATTTATGTTAGGCTTATCAGGAGTTACACATTCAGATGGTTCAGTTAGAAAAAACGCGCCTATTCTACATAAGAATTTTCATCCAACTGTAAAGCCTATTAAATTAATGCAATACTTAGTTAAAATGATTACCCCTGCAAATGGCATTGTATTAGACCCATTTTGTGGCTCAGGTACAACAGGGGTTGCTTGTAAGCTAGAAGGATATGAATTTGTAGGTATGGAGCAAGACCCTGAATATACTAAAATAGCTCAATCCAGAATTAAAAATTACATTGAAAATCCTGATGATTATAAAGAGGAAGTAATAGAAACTAAAACTACAATAATTAAAAATAACATTAAACCACAATTAACTTTATTTTAAAATGATAATAACAATAATAGCAGCGATATGCTTTGCAATATTCTTTGTAGAGATACATCAATTTCATAGGAAGTGGAAACTAGATTTTAAGCCGTTTAGCTGCACGAGTTGTTTAGCAGCTTGGAGTGGATTGGCTTTATATTTACTTCCTGCAATATGTACTGATGTTATTGCGTTTGTATTTATACCCGGAGTAGCAGCACCTTTACTATCTAAACTAATGTGGAACTTATGGAAATAGAACACAGAAAATTTTTAGATGATAACGTTGGTAATTGGCACACAGTCCAGAATGGTTATGTGCGTAATATTGACTTAGACATCTTAAAAATGTACGAGCATATTTATCGCAAGTATATGAGTGCAGATTTTATCTTAACAGTATGGTGCGGTAATTGTATATTCGATATGATTAAACGCTTGTATACTTGGTATGAAGAACAACCAAAACCTAAAAATAAAAAGAATGGCTAACTTTATCCACCCTACCGCTATTATAGGCGATAACGTAATTATCGGAGACGGCAACTATATCGGAGCTTATTGTATTATCGGAGACAAAGCCGAGCATAAGAAGTTCTGGCAAAAAGAAAAAGGCAAAGTTTACATTGGCGATAACAATGTTATTACAGGACTTGTAACAATAGATGCAGGAACGGAAATAGATACCTTTATAGGCAATAATTGTTTCATAATGAAACACGCACACATCGGACACGATTGTAATATTTTAGATAATGTTACAATAAGCTGCGGAGCAAAAATAGGCGGACACTCAATAATAGAAGAAGGAAGTAATATAGGACTTAACGCAGTTCTACATCAGTTTGCACACGTTGGCGCAAATTGTATGATAGGAGCAAGTGCCTTCTTAAAAGGCGAAGCAAAAGCAAATACTAAATATGCAGGAGTTCCGGCAAGGGAAATCGGCACAAATATAAGATAATGAAAGTAGCTATTTTATTACTTACACAAAACAGGCACGATTTAACGCAGCGTGTAATTAACCAGAACTTTTACAACTCAGGTTACAATGCAGACTGCTTCTTAATAGATAACGGCAGCGACACTCACGAGAATTTTAACTATCCTTTTGCCGGGTATGACTTATCAAAAGAAAAGCGAGGCATAGCAGCCGGAGTAAATGCAGGTCTTAGGATAACTCAAAACTATGATGCGGTTTGTTTATTAGCCAATGACATTTTACTACCTGAGAATTGGTTGTCAAAATGGATTATGTTTTCTCAACGTGTGTCAAAAACTGGCATTATTGGAATACATTGTGTAGAGGAGCTGCCACCAATAGTAGACGGAGTACATAAAACGCATACACCTTTTGGAGATAACTTTATCACTCGTGAGCTTATAGACGCGGTTGGCGGTTACAACGAAGAATACGACCCTTATGGTATGCAGGATAGAGATTACGGAGAACGAGCAACTATTACAGGCTTTACAAATTACTACCTGCCGGATATGAGGTCAGAACACATCGGACACGATGTAGGCAACGGAACGGAATATAGGAGAATGAAAGACGAAAGTTTACAAAGGGCGCAAAGCGTCTGGGAAAAATACCAAGACATCTATCACAACCAAAAGAATATAAGATGCGAATACTTTGTATAACTTCTGCCAATAGCGGAGTTGGTTTACATAGAATAATGATGCCGATAGTACACATGGAAAAAGAGTACGCACTTATAACAGATGTACTTAATGACGAGTTATTAGAGCAGGGGTGGGATATTGTGCTAATGAACAGAATGCTTAACGAGATAGATGCAAAGCAAATGGACGCTTGGCGCACTAAATACGGCTTTAAGTTAGTAGTAGATAACGATGATTATTGGGAACTTAACGAAAGCCATTTGTTGTATTTAAGATACAAGCTCAATAACATACCTAAACTGATTACCGACTATTTAGAAATTGCAGACCTTTGCACCTGCACTCACGAAAGACTAGCAGCAGAGATAACTAAATACAATAAGAACGTTCACATATTACCAAACGCTTTACCTTATGGAGATGAGCAATTTAGAGATG